GCACCGCGCGATCCGCGGTCGATCCCATGGGCACGGCGATGAGCGGCGCCACGGGCTCGAGCCTCGGCGCTGGCGTGGGCGGCACAGTGGGCGGCGCAGTGGGCGCCACCGGTTCGGCCGCCACCGGCCTGACCGGCGGCCTCTAAGCCAAGCTGTTCTGGCCCAGACGAGAAAGGCCGCCATCCCGGCTGGGGTGGCGGCCTTTTCAATGCGTGCATCACCCGATGGTGATGGCAGGAGCGGGGGCCCTGCCTCAATCTCAATCCATCAATATCTTGGCCTGGCTAACCCGCCATGGCCAACCCACGCAGATCTGCGACATTTTAAACCAGCTGTCTAACCGACACCGCCCACTACCCACGTCAGCGATTGACGCCGTAGGGGCACATGCAGGGCAAAGCTCCACGCGTAGATTTTCGCAAAGGTCTGCTCACTGCTCTGCCACCACGCATTAAGGCACAACGTCCGGCGATTTTCGGGCCTACAGCCTCAACTGCCCATGTTGGCGGGTATCTGCAGCAACCACCTAACATTTCTAATAAACGTTCTTTTTCAATGCTTTAACCCATAATATGGATATAATATCAACATAATCAGATTATATTTGATTACCCCAACATCTCGATTTTATTTTTCCGTTGAAAATCAAAGACATTATATAGGTCGCCGGAAAAAATTAGGTCCGGATTAGGTGCCTGACCTAACGTGAAAAACCGCAGTTTTCTGCGGCTTTCAGCAGCAGAATTCGCCGTGGTTATAAATGTTAGGCGGTTGCTAGATCGATACCTCGGCCGGAAATCCGCAGGATCCGCCTAGCCCGCCCCAAAAATGCAAAATTCGAGACGAAGAAGAGGCAAGCGAGGCGTGGGGGCGAGCGCGGCGCGCGGGATGCCGGCGGCCACCTGCCCCGAGCCTTGGTCCATCCCCCTGGCCCCTCGCATCGATGCCCGTCGATAGCCGTTCGATGCCGCCCCGTGGTCCCTCCGAGGAGCCCAGGCACGAAAAAGGGGCCGGGTGTGCCCGGCCCCTGCTGCCTCGGTTGCCATGCCTCACGCCTCGTACTGGAAGACCCAACAGCTTTTGGCGCTTCCGGTGATCGCGCTGTTCACGGTCAAGCCGGAGCCGATGAACTTGGGGTGTTCCGATTGACGCAGCGCCTTGCGCATGGCGCTATCGAGCAGCAGCTTAACCCCTGTTTCTGCGAATTTTTCTTGCAGTTCGGGCAGGCTCAATGCGAGCTTTCCCTCGCTACGGGCATGGTTGAACGCGATGCCGTGGGCCTTGAGGATGTCGAGGCCGTTCCACAGGTTCTGCAGGATATCTGGCGCCGCCAACGCATCCTGGCCAAGCTGGTCGAGCGGGGCCGCTTCTATCCCGCGTTGGCGGCACATATCTTCAAGCATGGCATAGATCATGCGGCGCTGACCGGGGTTGCGCGTGTGGATCAGCGTGTTGGACAGCCGCTCGATCTCGCGGTTCATGTCCCGCAGGGCCGCGATCGTGTGCGTGGTTTTTGTCTTCCCGTAAAAGCCCTGCCTGCGCAGACTGGGCAGCACTTCCCCGGTCACCCACCGCCGGAACCGATGGGCGGCAGTGCCGGGTGTGGCGGCGCCCTTTGAGCGCATGATGGCGGCATAGAGGCCGCTCTCATTGATGATTATGGTTTCGCCCTGACGCCCTATGTTTAACATATGGCGTTCGTCATCATCGAGCCGGGCCGCAACCTGGGGCGGATTACTGATCGAGAGGGCGCGGCAGACATCGGCGAGGACGAACCATGGCTCTCCGTTTTGTTCGATGGTGCGGATCGCCTGCTCTTCAAAATCAAATGCGACAATTGGATTGGTGCTCACGCGAATCTCCTCCCCCTATGTTTAGCAGATGCCGTCATCAGCCTGCGCGGCTCGATAGGCATCATGTGCCTTCCGGTAATTGGTCATCCCCCTGCTTTGATCGACCCCGTACAGGGGTAGGATCGGCAGAAAGAGATCTGGCTCACCAAGATCGCAAGCATCATAGCTCTCGTGGTCGGGCTCAAGATCGGCATCGCCATCGATCTGGTCGAGGATGTCGATCAGGGCTTCGATCTGCGCCTCGATGGCTTTGCGATCGGTAGGCATGGGCCCAAGATGGATCGTGCGCGGCAGGAAGGCGGCAGTTGTTTGATGTTTGCCCATCAGCGCGCGCTCCCGTCCATGTTGTGCTCGGCCCAGAGGCGGCGCAGCAACTCTTCGCGGCTGACTGCGGGCTTGCGGGTCTGGACGCGGCAGGCGGGTTCGGCGATAAACGCAACAGACTGACGCATGGGTTCTCTCCATGTGGATGTTTAGGGCGTCTTGGGACTGGTACTCCCTTGACGCCCGAACTTTATGTGCTCATAAAAGGGTTATGTCAACACTTAATGAGCACAAAAAAAGGATGGGCCGCCCCCCCGTGGATAGCGAACCTGTCCGACTTCGCATGGAGAGGGCGGATCTCGACGCTCTCGACCAATGGCGTCAGATCCAGCCAGATGCGCCTCCTAGACCCGAGGCTGCGCGCCGTCTGATAAGGCGAGCCTTGGGCCGGGACGCCGAGTAGAAGATACCATCCCTGCCGAGGATGGTGTCAGCGCGCGCCTGCCGCCACGCGGGTGCCGTCCTGCTTGATCACGCTGCCATCGCTGCACACGTAATCGCGGAACGCGAGCACGGGCAGGCCAGTCCAGTCGTTGAGCCGGAGCATACGCCGCATGATCGGCACGATCTCGGTCTCGAAGAAGGCGTCGCGGGTCTGGCTCACATTGCCCAGCCCACCGGCAGCCTGGGGGATCACGCCGATCAGGATCGGCGGGGTGCGGTGCGCAGCCAGCATGTCGTCGCGGCTGATGTTCTTCACCGCCGAAAATTCGTCTTTCGCGGTCACGTCCGCAATCGGCATGATCTGGATGCCGTCCTTCTTCCCCTTGGGGATGTAGACCAGCATGTTCTTGAAGTTGCCCACGCCCTTGGAACTGCCCAGCTGCTCTTCGATGGCGTCGACGGTGGTCTGATCGGCCAGTGGCTCGCTCACATAGAACACGAACCCCGCATGCGCGCCATTGAGGTAATAGCGGCGGCGGAACAGCGTGGCATTTTCCGAGAGCAGCCCGCTCTGCAGCGCCGACAGCCATTCCGGCAGGCCATAGATTTCCTGTGCCACATCCGGCTGTTGCAACTGGAAAATCGTGCCAGGGGCGTAGGCATGCTCTTGCCCGCGCGCGCAATTGGTCCACCAAAACACGTCAGGTTCGATACCGGCGCGCGTGTGGATAGCCGGGCTGTGCGCCAGCGCGGCGATGCGCCCGCCCAGGTTCGGCACGCTCTCGAGATAGGCATTGCCCATCTGCAGGAAATCCAGCGCCCAGCGCTCGAACACGTCGGCCGCCAGCCAGCGCGAAGGCGTCTGTTGCGCCACAAGCAGATTGACCTTCAGGCCGATCGCGCTGCGGTGATAAGGCGAGACGTTGAACGTCTGCGACAGCCGCGCCATCGGCAACGGAGGCTCATACCAGCGCCCGTTGTGCCAGATCTCGAAATACTGGGCCAATTCGCGGCGATCGAGCACGCTTTCCGGCTCGCCGAAGCGGAACACTTTGGCCGGGGCGTGACTGGTCTGTTCCTCGGGCTGATCGGCCAGGGCCAGGGCGGTCGAGCTGGGTTCGGTCATATCGGTCCTGTCAGTTGAGGAAGCGCACGCGCCCGGCCGGCGCCTGGATCTCGGCGCCGGCATCGAGCGGTTCGTTTGAGAGAGCGTGAAGGATGGCCCAGGCGATATCGGCGTGCCCGATCTCGCCATTGCGCCGCGCAGTGTAGGTTACGCCGCGCTGGCTCCCGGTCAGCGTAGGGCGGATTGCCATGAAGGCCTGCATCACGTCGGTCCATTCCGCGTCGAACTCGATCCGGCCGGCGCGAAAGACATTCTGGCCCTTGATGACCAGAGCGGTCTTGCTGGCCACCGAGTATTCGATCTTGCGGGCCAGCGGGAACCACTTGGACACCAGTTCCCACACGGCAAGGCCGTGCCCCGTTGTGTCGATCGAGATATCGGCCACCTTGTATCGCTGGCACACCGCGCGAATAGCGTCGGCCTGGCCGGCAAAATCCCGCCCATTCAGCCGGATTTTTTCCAGCACGCGGAACTTGCCGCCGGGCGTTTCTGGCGGCGCTACCACGGCAAGCGCGGCATCATCGCGGCCCTGCTTGTTCGGGTCATATCCCAGCCACACCGGTTTTTCGCCAAAGGGCCGCGCACCGGGGATTTCGATGAGCGCAGGCTTGAAATCCCGCCAGCGATAGAAGCTGTCCACCCGTGCCGGTGCGATGCGCGCAAACGGGAAGCTGCTTTCGCTGTCATCGATGAATTCGCAATCGTAGAGGTTGCTGAATTCCTCGTCGCTCGATTCCTGGCGCAGCTCTTCCTTGTCGATCAGCGCACCGGCCCCGCCCGCGATAGCGTCGTCAAGCGTGACAATCTGCTGCCAGCTGCCGTCGGGCATATAGGCGCCCCGACGCAAGTTCCGCTTGGAAACGTCAAACGCCTGTTGCTGCTCGCGGCGGCGGCCCTTGTTCCACTCCTCGCCACACCAGAACGCATAGGCCTCGTGCGTTTTGGTCGATGGCGTGGAAAAATATGTGCGCTTGTAGATGGTGTGGGTGGCCATGGCCGCCGCGACCTTGCGCAGCTGCGCAAAGCCATGGACCCAGAAGAATTCGTCGAAATAGAAGTCGCCGCTCTCACCCTGGGCCGTGTTGCTGTTCGTCGACAGGGGATAGAGGCCCACGCCGTCGAGCGCCGGCCCGTCCTCGGTCAGACCCGCAAAATCCAGCATGATCGGGTTGCCGGTCAGTTCCACCCCGGTGACGCGCTTGACCCAGCCCACGATTTCGCGGCGGAACTTGTTGGCCTGGCGTTGGCTGGCCGAAAGGAAGATCTGGTTGCGAGGCTGTTCTCCGGCCAGCACGGCCTCGGCGATCTTGGCCAGGGCCTCGCGCGCGAAATACCAGGTGGCCCCGATCTGGCGGCTCTTCAGGATCTTGCGGGTGCGATCATCGCGGTGATCCCACCACAATTCCTGATAGGCGAAATTGCGCTCGTGGAAATCGTCCAGCAGCGCCTGCCACTGCTCGCGCGACAGGAAATTCTTGCGCTTGTCCGCGCGCTTGGCCTTGGCCTCCTCGTTGTTGCGCTTCTCGATCTTGGGGTTGAGGTCGCCCTCGCGCCCGGTCTTGTCGAATTTGCGGATCCGCGCGGCGCGCTCGAGCTGGCGCATCATGAAGTCCACCCGCTTCATGTCGCCTTCGGTGAATGGGTCTTTGTCGAGCAGGGTGGCAATCCGCGCCTCGAGCCGGTCCTCGACCACCGCGATCGTCGCGTCCTCGTCCCACCCGTCGCGACTTTTCCACGCCGCGAGGGTTCCATACTTCATGCCCAGCTCGGCCGCGATCTGCGTCAGCTGCCACCCGCGATGATAGAGCGAGCGCGCCTGCCTGCGCTGGGCGCGCGCTACCTGCCGGCTGATGGCCGGGGCGTCGTCGTCCGGGTCGGGGGGGCTGGTCGGATGCATGGCCACAGCCATGCACCCCGAAACGGCGTCCCTGTCGCCCTGCTGGCTGGGTAGAGGCGCGCTCTACCGCGCGCCCGCGTTGCCGTTGCGGCACGGGGCTGGCTCAAGGGCAACAGCACACGGGTCGCCGCAACAGGCCCGGCCAACAGGACCGCCCAGGAGCACCCGATGAAGACCAAGTCCTTCCTGCTCGCCACCGCCGGCTCGACTGTCGATGGCCGCACCATCGATGACAAGATGATCGAGGAGATGGCTTCGAGCTACAATCCCAAGACCTATGGGGCGCGTGTTAACATCGAACATATCCGGGGGATTAGCGGCGATGGTCCGTTTCGGGCCTATGGCGACGTGCTCGAACTTTCAACGGGTATGGTCGACGTCGATTTCAACGGCAAGATCGAGCAGCGAAAGGCGCTTTATGGCGTCTTCGACGTCACCCCCGACGCCAAGAAACTCAACGAGGCCAGCCAAAAGGTCTATCCCTCGATCGAAATCGAACCCAATTTCGCGGGCAAGGGCTTCGCCTATCTCATGGGCTGCGCGCTCACCGACAGCCCCGCCTCGATCGCAACCCAGCGCCTGCAGTTCAATCGCGCTTTGCCCGGAACCATCACGGTCGCGGCCGAGCAGGCAGCAGCACTGGAATTCGCCGACGAGACCGTGGGAGAGACCGGTGCGGGCTTCCTGGCTGGCCTGTCCGGCGTCCTCGATCGCTTTGCCGCCATGTTCAGCCCTGCTCCAGCGAAGCAGGACCCAGTTCCTCCCGTCGATCCTGCCCAAGTGCAGACGTTCGATTTCAGCCAGATGCGCCCGTTGTTTGAAGAAATGGGCACTAGCTTCTCCAAGGCCATCACCGATCTGCGCAACGAATTCCGCGCCGATAGCGATGCCCTGGCCGTGAAGCTGCAGCAGCTGGAAGCCACCCAGGAACAGACCCCGGCCCACAACTACACCGCGCGGCCCCGCTCCGATGGCGGCGCCGCGAATTACGCCGGCGTCTTCTAAACCGTCACCCGCCGCCCCGCACCCCGTCACCACAGGACCTGAAAAACATGGGTTACAATCTTTCCGATCGCGGCCGCCGGGCCCTGGACGGTCTTTTCGCCGCAATCCAGCAGCGCAACAACGCGCCGCGCGGCGTGGCCAAGCAGTTCTCGCTCGAGCCTTCGTCCGAACAGCGGCTCGAGGATCTCCAGCGTGAGAACGTCGGCTTCCTGCAGCGCATCAACGTGCCCGGCGTTCGCGATCTCAAGGGCCAGGTCATCGGCCTGGGCACCGCCAACATGGTGGCCTCGCGCCGCAGCCGCCCCAACCTGCCCCGCCAACCCAAGTATGCCGGCTTGCTGCAGGATCGGAAATGGGAGCTGCACGACACCCTGTTCGACACCTGGCTCCCGTGGGAACTGATCGACAACTGGTCGCGCTTCCCGGACTTCGCCGATCGCTATTCGCGCCAAGTCGCGATCTCGGTGGCGCTAAGCCGCATCATGGTGGGTTGGCACGGCACCACGGCGGCCGACGACACCGATGCCGAAGAAAACCCGATGGGCGAAGACGTCAACATCGGTTGGCTGCAGAAGCTGCGCTTGGAACGCGCCGATCACGTCATGGGCCGCAACACCGTCACTGCTGGCAGTGTCACCACCGCTACCGGCTCCGCCAAGCCGATCTACATCGGCAAGGACGCCAGCACCGCCGACGGCGATTACAAGAACATCGACGCGCTGGCCTATGACCTGATCTCTGGCATGCCGAGCTGGGCACGCGCATCGACCGATCACGTCGTGATCGTTTCGCAGGATCTGGTGGACGAGAAGTATTTCCCCATGATCAACCGGCCCCTGTCGGACACCATCGATGGCGGTAAGTCTACCAGCGACCAAGTCGTTACCGATATCGTCATGTCTGCCAAGCAGATCGGCGGACGCCCGGCCGTGATTGTGCCGTACTTCCCCGAGGGCACGATGCTGATCACGCCGCTGGGCCAGCCCAGCGTGCCCGACAGCAGCAACCTTTCGCTTTACTATCAGGAAGGTTCGCGCCGCCGCTACATCAAGGACGAGCCGGAAAACATGGCTTCGCTGGTCGACTACAACTCGGTCAACGAAGGCTACGTGATCGAGAGCACCGATCACGCGGTCATGGCCGAGAACATCACGTTCGGCGACCGCCCGTAATACCGAGGGCGTCGATGGGGGGACCTGCCGTGGCCGGCGGCACCCCGGAGCCAGCGCACCGCAGGGGAGGCCACGCGCCCCTGCGGACCACCCGCAACAGGACCAAGCCCATGAGCAGCCCTTTCCGCCGCCACAAGCAGCGGGTGCAGGCCATCCGCGCCGGCGCCGCCCCGTCCACCGAAAACACTGCGCCCGCCGAGCCGGACACCAGCACGCCCGAAGGCAAGGAATATGCCGCTCTGCGCGTGCTGCTCCACGACAACCTGCGCGCCCTGAAAGACATCGCCAGCCACGAGGCGCGCATCCCCAAGAAGAAGGAATTCGCGGGCGCTTTCGCTGCGTGGATCGACGGCGTTCTCGAGGCCGGCGACCAAGGGAAAGCGGCCCAGGACGAAATCTTGGTCACCAATATGATCTGGGCCATCGACTATCGCGATTTCGACTATGCCCTCGCACTGGCCGAGCATGCGATCCGCTTCCACCTTGTCATCCCTGGCTTCACCCGCACGGTGGCCTGCACCGTCGCCGAGCAGATCGCCGAGATTTCCCTCGCCCAGGCCGAAGCGGTGCCGCATGAAAGCCTGCTGCGCACGCTCGAGCTGGTGAACGGTGCGGACATGCCCGATCAGGTCTCGGCCAAGCTCTACAAGGCCATTGGCCGCAGCTTCGCGCGCAAGGCGGATAATTTCGATCCCGCCGCTGACAATGCGCCGGCGGGAGGCAAGGCGGCCTACATCGAGGCGGCGCTTGCCATGCTATCCCGCGCCCTCGTCCTCGATGGCAAGATCGGCGTGAAGAAGGACCTCGATCAACTCGCGCGCCAGAAGAAAGCGTTGGCCGCCCAGGCCGCTTCCACCACCACCTGATCCACCAATCGCCCACGGCGCTGGGGGGCGGATGGCGGGTTGTGCAGCCGCTTTGCGGTGAAGCCCAGCCAACCATCCCCACCCCCCAAAACCTTTGAGGAATCGCCATCATGTCCACCGGCGTCATTGCAGTCCCTGCCGCCCCCTGGGATCCCGATGACGCCCAGGTGGTGGCCGATGGCTGGTTCCCGCCGGTCAAGCTTTCCACCGTGCGCGATTCCGTTCGCCTGGGCGATGGCACGATCAGCACCGAACGCCTCACCATGGCGATCGAAGGGGCGATGCTGCACGCCTTTCGCGAACTGGCGGCCTGGCGGACCGCCAAGGCCACCGCCGGGGTGGCACAGCTGGCCGCCGTGACAACCGAAACGCTCAACGGCGCCAACGTGGCGGAGAAGCTATGGGACCGGATCGTCACCTATTTCGCCGCGGCGGATCTGTACGCGGCCTATCGCGACATCAGCGCCACCGATCAGGGCCTCGATCGCGCCATCGAAAAGGACACCTCGGCCGATGAGGCGCGCCGCATCGCGCTGGGTGCCGTGGCCGATCTCCGCTCGATCGGCGCCGAGTCGGTGGGCCGCAACCGGGTGAGGCTCATATGAAGATCGGCGCGATGACGCCAAACGAACACGAAGTGATTGGCCATCTGGTCAATGCTTGGAACGTTTTTGTCGGCCTGCCGGTGGAGCATCCGGACGACGTGTCTGAATTTCGCCGCTCGCTGCACCATCTACAGGCGCTGATACTAATGCGTCCAGAGCGCCGAACTATGAATGAGCCGAAGGCGTGACCAGGTCCCGCACCGCCATCGCCCTCCAAGGTGAAACCGTCGACCAGGTCTGCTGGCGCGTGCTGGGCTACACCCGCACCGTGGTCGAGCAGGTGCTCGATCTCAATCCCGGCCTCGCCGCGCGAGG